TAAAAGAGAGCGATTTATTAAAAAAATTGGCGACCGATAGCGGGAAAACAGCCAAACAAGTTTCCGAAATTGTCGTTTCGGAATTACTCAAAAACAAAGTTATTGAGGACGACCCGGACAATTGGGGCGTTTCCGTTTTCGATGCAATAAACGAAGATGTAACCGAGGAACAAACCGCCAATTGTTATGCGGCGATTTCCGAGGCGTTGGGCGTGTATCTGAAACGGGTATATCACATTGTCCCGGATTTGGATTTAATGGGTAATGAAGATTGCCCGGAGTGCGGCGGCGAAATGGAAGTTACCGACGGGGAATATAAACAGACCGGAGGCGATGGATATTTAACCCCGCCGGAATATACCGCAATTTGGGAGGAAAAAACGTGTACGCATTGCGGACACAAAGAGAGCAACGAACCGAGTTATTAACAATAAAAGACTAAAGAAATGGCAGAAATGACGAAATTAAGAGTAAACGAGGCAATCGCACGGGCGCAAACCGCCGGGGTTAAGGTCTATAAAAAAGAAGTTGCCGCCCGTTTATGGGAGGGACGCACCGAAAGCGCACAACAAGTTAATATGACTAATTTGTGTAACGGTACGACCAAACAGATACGCCCGGAATGGGTTGTTATCATTTGCGAAATGTGTAATTGCACCCCTAATTATTTGTTTGGATATGAAGAATAACGGGTTACAATGGTTTGAACGCATGGCGGACGTTATGTTTTCCGATAGGTTCCAAGCGAAAGCCATTATTGCGACGTTTGGAACGTTGGGCGTTGTTTGTCTGATTGGCGCATTGTGGAACCCGTGGCAATTGATGTTTGCGGGTATGTGTGCCGTAATGGTATTATGTGGATTTTCAGAATTAAAAAAGAGTAGAAAATGAGAGCGAACAAAAAGAAACCGGAAAACCCGGTACAAAAGACAGTCGAAAATTTGGGAGCCGTTCCCGCCGACCAATTCCCGGAAATTACCGAGGAACAACAAATAATCCCCCCGTTTGAAGCGGTCGAGGTTGAGCAACCAACCGGAATATTTGAGATATTGCCGGGCATGACGGTTGAGGAAATGACGGCAATGTTTTTTGATGAAAAAACGTTGATTGAACCCCCGTACAAGGTTTGGCAATTGAATAGCAAGGGACACCGTTATTATTACCGATACGACGACAACGGAAACCCGGAGTTTTTCCCGTCGGTTACAACGATATTGTCCCAAACGTTACCCAAAGCTCCGCACTTGATACAATGGATTGCAAGCAAAGGAATTGAGGAAGCGGAACGATACAAAGGCGAACGGGCGGCGTATGGTACATTTATGCACGCCGCATTTGAGGAATTATTAATTAACCGGACTTATGATTTGGACGGATTGAAAGGCAAATTAAAAGAATATATTGAGGTTTACCGATTGCCGGACGACTTTATTTATTACGCCGACGACTTAAAAAAGGACGTATTGGCGTTTGCTCAATTCGTATTGGATTATGATGTACGCCCGTTGGCGGTTGAAATTGCGTTGGTGCATCCGTATTACAAGTATGCCGGAATGATTGATTGCCCGTGTACCATGTTATCGAAGATTGGCGGCGACGAACGTATTAACGCAATTGTCGATTTCAAAAGCGGGCGCAAAGGCTTTTACGAGGAAAGCGAAATACAATTAGGAATGTACCGGGATATGTGGAACGTTAATTTTGAGCAATTCCCCGTTACTCGTATTTTCAATTTCAGCCCGAAAGATTGGCGCAAACGTCCGTCGTATAATCTGAAAGAACAAACGGATAGCCCCAATATACGGAAAATCCCGTATCTGTTAGAGATTGCAGCGATTGAGGACGAAAAGAAAGATAATACGTTTACGTCGGTTAATGGTATGGTATTGTTGGATAACGCCCCGGATTTGACGCAAAACGTAATATCGTTATCGTTGGCGGAATTGATTAAAACGAAAGCCCCAAAGGAGGCGACCCCGGACGAAAGTACGGACGCCGCCGAGAAAGTCAAGGCGGACGCCCCGGAACCGGAAAAGGAGCCAAAGAAAACAACCATTGTTAAACGTGCGCCCAAAAAGGCAAGGGAACCGGAAAAGAAAGCCACCACGGGCAAAACGACTGCAAAGCGGAGTAATACCACGGAAAAGAAAGTAAAGCCCGCAAATGAGCCTAAAAAGCCCAAAAACGAGAGTAGGAAAAAGATGTTGAACGACGACCCCGAAATTTGATTGAGATATGAAAGGAAGAATAAAACGACCGGAGGCGCAACAATCCCGTTTGATATTGCCCCGTGTCGGTCAAATAAAAATTGGTATGAAAAACGCAAACGGTTATCCGCAAAGCGTTGATTACTTCATACCAACGGGAAAGTATGCCGGGTTATTTACACAGGCATACGGCGAAAAGCCGCAAACAATACAAATTGTTTTTCCGGACGACGACCCGGCAAAAGTATGTAACGAGCGTTACGAATACCGGGACGACGACGGACGATTGATTGCGGCGGGCGATGGCGATACGTTCCAAGTATGGGACGGAAAGAAATACGAAACGTTGACAACGGAGAAATACCCAAACTTAATGCAGTCGATAACCAAGCGTTACCCGAACAAAAAGAGCCGCCAACCCGATTGCGACGGTTGGGAGGTTACATTAACGCTAAACTTTATTGTTCCGTTGGTTCGTGGGGTTGCCGGGGTTTGGCAATTCGCCACAAAAGGCACGGCGTCCACAATCCCGCAAATCCGGGAAACGTTCGACGGTATGTTAGCGGAACGGGGATTTTGCAAAGGCATTATCTTTGATTTGAATGTACAATTTGCCACGACGCAAAAACCGGGCGACCGTTCCCGTTTTCCCGTGGTGTCGTTGGTTCCCAATGAGAGTGCCGACAATGTTTTGAAAGTGCGTAAAGCATGGGAACCCGTTAAAGAATTGGAGGGCGGACGCAATGGCAACGAATAACACTATTACCCGGCGTAAATACGAACGGGATTTTTGCTATATGGCAAATGAGTTTTTAAAAGATTCCCGTTTAAGTTGGAAAGCAAAAGGAATAATTGCATACGTTCAAATGCTGCCCGACGATTGGGTTTTGAATATGCGAGATTTGACGAACAGAGCAACCGACGGGCGGGATAGTCTTTATAGTGGGATTAAAGAGTTGGAAAAATACGGATATTGTGCAAAGGTAATGCAGCGAAACCCGGACGGAACAATTGCGGGTTATGCGTATGAAATTTGCGATAAATCCGTTTTTCAACCATTTACGGAAAATCCGGTTACGGATGCACCACAACCGGAAAATCCCGATACGGTTAAACCCGATACGGATAAACTGGGTACGGAAAACCCGACACTAATAAATACTAATCTTACTAAAGACTTAAATACACTAAATACTAATCCAAGTAATACGCCGCAAAATACTTTTGCGTCTTTATTCCCGGATGAAACAAAGGTTGAGGAACCAAAAGAGAAAAAAACGTTATTCCGCAATTCCGACGTTTACAAAATGGTTAAATTTGAAAACGGCGTTGGCGTGGATTATTCCGAGTTTGAAAGTAAGTTTGCGACCCCGGAATTTGAAAAGGTCGATTTGGTTTATTACTTTCATTCGGTTAGCGATTGGAGCGACCAAAAGAATATGAAGCGCACTAAAAACGGTTGGTTGGCGACCGTCCGCAATTTCATACGGGGGGACGTCGAAAAGAAAAAGTTGCATTTGAAACCCGAATACAAAGCCCCAACGCAAAGATTGAACGTTGCCGGGGCTATTGAGTATTTGAAAGATGATTATTAACATGGAAGCATTACCCGAAAAGACAAACAGATTGCCACAAACGTTGCCCGAAAAACGACAATCCGCCGCCGTTTTGCTTTATAGCGGAACGGCAAAAGCAATTGACGTTCGCCGGGCGATGGTTGAGTTACCGGAGGTTGCCAAAGCATTAACCCCGGTTGAAAAGTATATTTTCGTGGCGTCCACAAAAAAACAGATTGCCGAGATTGACGACGAAACGTTGATTGCCAAAACCGGGCAAATGTTCCGGTTTATCGCAATGGACGTGGGGTTTATCATTCCCACGGAAAACCGGGACGATTGGACGTATATTTGTACCCGGTTGTTGGATTTGCTCAAACGCTATTATTCGCAATTAACATTATCCGAGGTTAAATTAGCGTTTGAATTGCTGATTACCGGGGAATTAGACGACTATTTGCCAAAGGATAGGGACGGCAACGCCGAACGGAAACATTACCAACAATTCAACGCCGATTATTTCGCAAAGGTATTGAACGCATATTGCCGGAAACAAAACCAAGTTATCGGCAAAGCATATACAGCGTTGCCGGAACCGAAAAAGGAGTTAAGCCCGGAGCAAATCCGGTATTATCGCAATCAATCGGTTATGACTTGTTTAATGTGTTTTATGCGCTATAAATATACCGGGCGTTTAGTGTTTGGATTAACCGACGAAATGTTTGTTTATAATTGGTTGTTGGGCGTTGGGTTAGCGGATGAAGTGAAAGAAACCGAGGACGACCGGAAAGAAGCGTATAACCGATTTTTGGCACGTGCCGCCCGTGGGTTCGTTAATGAATTTACGGTTTATCACGTTCGTAAACAAGGAACCCAAAGCCCGGAAATTGATTATACAGCCTTTGAGGTTGCCCGGCGTAAAGAGATTAAACGGACTTTCGACCGGATGATTAAGGACGAAATTTATATTTACCATTATTTGAAATTTGAAAAATGAAAATAGATTGTATTATTGGGATTGACCCCGGAGCCGCCGGGGGTATTGTGGTTTGGCGACCCAACCACAACGCAACGGCAATTAAGATGCCTAAAGACATTAACGAGATACGGGATTTTCTGAACTATTACAAAGAGATTTGTACACCGATTATCTTTTTGGAAAAATTGAGTGTTCGCCCGGATGACGTAACGGTTGGCGATACCGGGGCAAACATGGGTAAATTGTACCGCATACAAAAGATGTTGCAGAACTTTGAGCATTTGAAAGCCATTATAACCGTCGCCGAAATACCGTTTGTTTTGGTTAATGCGATGAAGTGGCAAAACGACCTTAAATTGCGTATTAAGGTAAAAGGGAAAAAGGAGGAAAAGGCAGACCGCAAACGACGGTTCCGGGATATTGCCGGGAAATTATACCCGGAGATTATCCCGGCGTTATGGAATGCGGACGCAACGTTAATAATGCACTTTGGACGGTTCATTTTACAGAATAACCCCCGTTGGGTTTTGGAAAATTTGCCCCAACAAATGCACAACCGTTTATTTTAAGCCCGTAGGGGCGTTTAATTATTCAAATGGTTACTTGTATGGCAGACGAAACAAAAGCCCCGCAAATCGAAAATCCCGAAAAAATAACGGCAAAAGATTTGGCGGAAATGGTAAAACAGATGCGGCACAACCAACGACGTTGCCAACGGAACCCAACCCCGGAGAAATTGGCAACGTTGGAAAGTTGGGAACGCAAAGTTGATGCGGTCGTTGCTGTATTGACCGATACACAAATGAAATTGTTTTGATATGGACGAAATGGATTATATCTATTTAGGCGACCGATTGACCCGCCCGGAATTGCGACGTATGCCGTGCCGGGCGGTTCGTCGTTCCGATGGTAAATGTATAAGAGGGCGCAACGGTAATATGTTAGTTGAGTTTGGCGACGTGGGTAAATGCGTTGTTTTGGGGCGATTATTGCGGAAAATAAAAAAAAAATAGCCGAAAATAAAAGATAAAAGTTTTGGTAATATAAAAACTATACGTATATTTGCGGCATGATAATAACACGACCGGGCGTTTTCCCGGTAACTATAAAAACAAAATAGTATGAGAGCGAAAACAAGTATTTACGATTTTAGTTTTATTCCAAGCGGTTACGGACATTATAAAGTAACTTATACTTCCCCCGTTACCGGGAAACAATGGACGGCAACAACAAACGATATGCCGTTGATTGATGCGACAAAGAACGCCGACGAACCCAAACGCCGGGATTTAGAAACGCTTAAAAGAGTTTGTAAAAATGGATAAGAACGAATTGGGAGCCGTTCGGCACGCAATGACGGCAAAGGAATTAAACGACTTATATAAGAGTTTGGAAAATTTCATTGCTGATTGTACCCGGTCAGAGGTTGACGCCAACCGGGATGCGCTTAATAAGGTGCAAACCATGATACACCAACGAATGAGATTAACAACAAAATAGTAATAACCGCCGGGGGAACCCCCGGCATAAACAATTAGAGCGATGTATATTAAGAAATTGGAATTGTTGAATTTTCAAGTTATCAAAGAGTTCAACGCAGATTTTGAGGGTAATGTATATTTCATTACCGGGGACAACGAGTTAGGCAAATCAACCCTATTAAAAGCAATCGGCGCAATGTTGACCGGGAACCGGGACGCCGTGTTGAAAAATGGAGAGGACAAAGGGTTTGCAAAAATGGTTGTAGGTAACGACGGCGAAAATTACGAGGTCGAATTAAAGTTTACCAAAGCCAACCCCCGTGGGACGTTATCCATTAAATCCCAAACAACCGGGATGCGTTCGGATAACGTTTCTATGTTGCAAAAGATTTTCGGCTACCAAGACTTTGACGCCGTGGAGTTTTCCCGTTGGAGCGAAACCGCCGAGGGACGCCGCAAACAAATTGAGGTTGTAAAGGCTTTATTGCCGGAAAAAGTGCGCACCCGGATTGCAGAAATTGACGCCGAGGTTACGACCGTTAAGGATAAACGAAAAGACGCCAACACCGAGGTTAAGACGTACACAACCATTTGCGCCAACGCTGAAAAGCAATTGAAACCCGGCGACGTAAAAACGTATGCCGAGAAAAAGGATATTACGGCGTTGATGGAAGAACAAAACGAAAATGCCCGATTGATTGAGAAAGCGAAAACGGTACGCCAAACCCGGCAACAAAGGGTTGAACAATTGGCGGCAATCCCCGGACGTATTAAAGCCGCCAACGACAACCACGACAAAGCCGTTGCGATTATTGACACCAATTTAGCGAATGAAGAAAAAGAGGTTGCCCGCATTATCGCCGAGGCGCAAAAACGATTAGAGGACGCCAAAAAAGAGGCGAAAACGTCCCGTAAAAACGTCGATGCCGAATTAAAGGAAACATTGGCAACCATTGAGGCGGAAAAAGCCGATTTTGAAAAGCGCAAAGCGAATGCCGACAAATGGTTAGAGGAATACGAAGCCAATAACCCGGAAAATTTAGATACGGCGGAACAACTGAAAAAAGCCGAGGAACACAACCGTATCAATGCGTTAGTTGTGGATTACATGGCAAAGAAGAAACAAAAGGAAGCCGCCGAGAAAACCGCCCGCACCTTTGAGGACAAATTAGGCGCATTAGCAAAGGAACGGGAAAACCTTATTGCAACGTCCGAATTACCTATTGCCGGGCTTTCATTCACGGACGACGGATTAGAGTTAAACGGCGTGCCGTTCGTCGCCGGGAAAGTTTCAGATAGTCAAATTATGGAGGTTGCCGCCAAACTGATTATTGCAAGCAATCCGACGGTTAAGGTATTCCGCATTGCGAGGGGCGAAAGTTTGGGCGAAAAGCGTTTACAGGCGATTATAGATATTGCAAAGGCAAACGGTTTTCAAGGCTTTATTGAGGAAGTAAAGCGGGGGCAAACTGATTTAGTAGTTGAGGAATACACGGAAAACTAATAATAACCGGGGGCGGGCTTTCCGTCCCCTTAAAATCTAAAACAATGGCATATACATTGAACGATAATTTGAAACGTTGGGCGGAACAATACGAAACCGCCGAGTTTATCCAATCCGACCCCGTGCAAATTCCGCACCGTTACGATAGTCGGGTAAATATTGAGATTAGCGCATTTGTTACGGCGTGGATTGCGTGGGGTTCACGCAAACAGATAATCCAAAAGGCGGATTTTATAGACCGGGAAATTTTCAAGGGTGCGCCGTTTCATTACATAATGGGAACGGATTACGAGTATAAAAAACAGGATTGGAGCCAATATAAGGGCGACAAAACCAATTTTTACCGTACATTCACATACGCCGATTTTCACGACCTTTGCGCCCGCTTGTTTGAAGTGTATAACAATTGGGAAAACATGGAAAAAGCATTGCAAGCGCAACCGGGCGTTCGTCCATTGGAGCAATTGCAATATCTTTTCGGCGACGTTAAGGGCGTGCCGGATATGGAAACGAAAAGCGGTTGCAAACGCTTATGTATGTTTTTGCGTTGGATGTGTCGCCACGGTTCCCCGGTTGATTTTGGTTTGTGGACGATTTGCGACCCCCGTAATTTGATTATTCCATTAGATACTCACGTACATAAACAGGCATTGCGGTTGGGGCTTATAAAACGCCGGACGCCGGATTTGCAAACAGCCATTGAGATAACCGACCGTTTCGCCGAGATATTCCCGGACGACCCAACAAAGGGAGATTTTGCGTTGTTTGGTTATGGAGTAAACAACGGTAAGGTTGCACCCGTTACGACGGAACCGGAACCGGAAAAAGAGCAACCAATTGCCGTGGCTGATTTGTCTATTGCGGACGTTTTGAAAATGCGATTGTTTTACGACAATGCCGCCGCCGAAATTCGGGATATATGGGAAAAGCGAGAAAAAGCCCGTAAAGAGTTAAAGCCGGGCGAACGTTTACAAGCGCACCCAATCGACAAATTGCACGACGCCGGATTATTGGAACCGGGCGAATTTGTCGTTACGTTCGCAAAGATTATGGATAAGCGGGAAACCCGATTGTCAAGCATGGAACGGGGCGTTATTCATACTTTAGGAATGACGGCATTTAGTAACACAATGCAAAAATTAATAGCCGATGAAAAAGCGAGAAATAACAGCGACGGGAACAATAAACAATAACGGCGGGTTGGCAATGTATATGGGGGAATTAAACGAGTTTTTCAAGGGTTGGAAAGGTTCCCGCATTATTGCCCGGTTTATTGTTGCGTCCCCCGGTTCGTCCGAGGCTTTGAAAGGGTATTATTTCAACTATGTTGTACCGACGTTTAAGCACGCAATTTGGGAGGCGGGCGAACGTCTTACAGAGGAACAAACCGAACGACGTTTGCGGGAATTTTCCCCGATTATGTACGTTGAACGGGTCAACGAGGAAACGGGGGTATATTCCCACGACTTGCGCACCGTGGCGGATTTGTCGAACGCCGAGTTAATCGAACATATCGAAACGCTCAAACAGATTGCCGCCGAGGAATACAATACATTTATTGACGACCCCCGAACGTTGTAGGTATGTTTTGCAAGTGTAACGGAAAACGGAAAAATTACCCGTTGGCGGGTTGGCGGATTATCCGCCACGAATACACGCCAAAGCATTACAGCCGGATAAAGTGTTTGCGGTGCGGGTGCGTTTGGATTACACGGGCAAAATATGTTGAACAAACCCCCAACGAGGACGGGCAAAAAAGACTTTTTTAGTATGGAATTAAACGACAAATCCCCGATGCCGCAAGGTAAATTTAAGGGGCAACCGATGGAAAACGTACCGTATTGGCATTTGCTTTGGTTAGAGAACCAACCATATTGCCGCAAAGATGTAAAACAATACATTGAGGAAAACCGGGACGTTTTGGAGTTGGAGAAAAAGCGGGATAAATACCGCAATGAGAGCGAAAACAGTAATTAACGATTTAATATTTAAGGTTATGCAAAAAATTGATTTGAAAGATGTTTGTTTCTTTGATTGTGAAACAACCGGGGTTCCGGCAAAGGGTTTGAAATGGGATGCGGATTTTGAGCAATTCCCGCACGTCGTCCAATTGGCATGGTCGTTGGGCGATAAGGAAAAAAGTTATATTATCAAACCCGATAATTACGAGATACCCCCGGAAACAACCGCAATTCATGGTATAACAACCGAACGGGCAATTGCCGAGGGCGTGCCGTTTGCCGAGGTTGTGGATGAATTTTTAGCGGATGCCAACGCCGCCCCGCTTGTATGTGCGCACAACATTTACTTTGATAGTTCAATGTTAAAAGCAAACGTTTTGCGCTATTGTGGACGGGAATATTACGACGCACACGTTGAGGACGCATTACATAAGGGCAAACGCATTGATACAATGATGAAAACAATTAGGTTTGTCGGTGCATTGTACGCCAACGGACGACCGGGTAAATATCCCAAATTGGAGGAATTATATAGTAAGTTGTTCCCCGGCGAAACATTCCCGGCGCATAACGCATTAGAGGACATACGAGCGTTGCGCCGTTGCGTCCCGGAATTGGTTAATTTAGGGATTATTGAGTTGGCGCAAAAGGAATACCCGGCGGAACAACTCAAAGCCCAATTTGAGCCGGAAAAGCCCAAAGGCGGGCGCAATATTGAGTTCCACGACCCCAACCCGGTAACGGAACCAATCGGAACCGGGGAACCCGTCCCGGAACCAACCCCGGAACCGGAACGCCCGGCGGTTCCGTCGAATAGTAAGACACGGGAATTATTGGACGAAACAGAATTTTAAGTTATAAAACCGTTCCGGGCGGATTCCCGGTAACAATCAAATAATTAAAAAATGAGCGAAGAAAAAAAAACCGCAAACGTTATGTTGATACCAAGCGAAAAGGCGTTTGCATTGTCGAAAGTCAAGACATTAAAGGACGGCGGGTTAGACGTACATTATGAAGTTACCGAAACAATCGGTAATGAGAGTTACACGAACAAATACCACGTCGAAAGTGCAAAGGACATACACCCGGATTTGCGGGATTGTTTCGACCGTTTGCGCCCAATCATGGGACGGATTTTTAATATTACGTCCTTTCTTTCAATGGTTGAAACGTCCGATTTCAAAGCAACCAAAAAGCAAAGCGAGTTATCACGGGATTTTGCCGACGAAATGTTGAAAAACATAGAGGTTCGGGGCGTGTCCTTTTCCGGTCAAGATGATAACGTAGGGGTTGTTTTAACCGGATTGTTTACCGTGTCGAACAATCAGAAAACCGCAATCAATTCGCCCCGCCTTAAATTCAATACGGAAACGTTCGGGTTTGAGGAAGAATTAGAAGAAATTGCCGCCGATATTGAAACCGAGGTTTACGCCTTTCTTTTCAAGGGTAAAAAGGCGCAATTGGAGTTGTTCGGGGCTGATGGCGAACCCGCACCCGGATTGAATGCCGAAAAGGTAGATGATAACGGATTGTTCCCGGATATTAACGACCCGGCGGACGACCCGGAACCGAACGACGAAACGGCGGAAATGTAAGAGTATGGAACCGTATTTGTTGACAGACCGGGACGAATACAATTATTGCATCCAAAGGGGATATAATCCCCTTTTGGATTTGCGTAATTTCCGCATGGATATTCGTTTGAGGGTTGAGATACAACGGGAATTGTTCGGGCATTGTATTACGGGACGGGGCGCAAATATCATGGCGGCAAATGAGCGTTTTTTTCGTTGGGTATGGGATAACAAGCCGCACCAATGCGAAGAATGTTTAAAGCCATTACGGAATTATTCCGCCGTTTATTGTTCCCACATTTTGACCCGTGGAGCATACCCGGAGGCAGCGCACGATGCAAGGAATATAAATATACTTTGCTTTGAACACCATAACCAATGGGAAAACGGGGATAAATCCAAAATGCGCATTTATCCGGGCAATATTAGGATAATAGAGTTAATAAAAAAAGAGTATGGAAGTTTGGAAAGAGATAGACGGATATAACCAACGTTACGAGGTTAGCAATTACGGGCGGGTTCGTTCTAAAGATATGGTTATAAATGGACGGTTACAGAATTGCCATAAAAAGAAAGGGCGAATATTGAAACCGCATACAGATAAAGAGGGTTACACGGGCGTTGTGCTTTGCATTAGTCAGAAAAGAAAGACATTTCGTTTACATAGATTAGTTGCGGCGGCGTTTATTCCCAACCCGGATAATTTGCCGGAAATTGACCATATCGACGGCGACCGAGCCAATAACCATATTGATAATTTGCGTTGGAGTAATCGCAAACAAAATTCCAATAATCCAATAACCCGAAAACGGGTTGCATTGTCTAAAATGGGACAATTAAATCCAAATTACAAAGGAGAATGAGAACCAAGAAAAGAACACCCGATTACGGGGCAATTTCCCGGTCGTCAATCAAAAAAGATTTCCAAAGGGCACAAAGATACCCGACCGAGGAAAAAACCCCGCAAATCGAAGAATTGCCAAAAATAAACGCCGAACGTCGCATTATCCATATATCGGACGGAAGCGGTTACGCCAAATTTGCCCGGTACATTGTTGGTAAATTGGTACGACTGAAAGAAAAAGCGAACGTTGGCGGCAATTCGTGGTATTGCGAGTTTGTACATGACGACGACCGGAAAGCCTTAAATATGGCGGCGGGTTGGTCTGATAATAAGAAAATGTATTTATTCGATGGCGTAAAATTCAAATAGTTATGAGTGTAAACAAAGTTATTTTATTGGGGCATACAGGAAAAGCCCCGGATTTTAAGGAGTTCGACAACGGCGGTTGCGTTGCGACCTTTTCGTTGGCAACAACTAAACGAGGGTTTACGACAAAGGACGGGCGACAAATCCCGGAGCGTACCGAGTGGCACAACATTGTATTGCAAAATGGGTTGGCAAAGGTTGCCAATCAGTACGTTAAAAAGGGCGATAAACTTTATATTGAGGGGGAATTAAGAACCCGGAGTTATGACGATGCGCAAGGCGTGAAACGGTATATTACCGAGATTGTCGCAACCGATATGGAAATGTTGACACCCAAAGGAACCGGAGCCGGAACGCAAGCCCCGCCGCCGCCCGTGCCGGATGCACCCGCCCCAAATAATCCCGACGACGATTTACCGTTTTAATTTGTTTTGAGTATGGGAGCGATAAACGGACGGGTTATTTACAGCCCAAAAGGGAAAGCGGCGGAATACGCCGAGAATGCAGCCAATTTTTACGTTGGTTGTTCCAACGGATGCACGTATTGTTATTTGCGCAAAGGTATTGGGGCAAAGGTATTGGGCGGCAATACCCCGGAATTGAAAAAGGCATTGCGGGAATATCCATACGCATTGGATATATTTACGAATGAGTTATTGAAGCATAAGGACGAATTGCAAAAAACGGGATTGTTCTTTTCATTTACAACCGACCCGTTGTTACCGGAAACCCAACGTTTGACCCGTCAAGCAATCGGAGTTTGTCAACGCCACGGCGTCCCGGTTAAAGTGTTGAGTAAATGCGCCGAGGGTATAAATATTTTAATCGACTTTGCCGAGGCGTCCGAGGGTTGGGATAAATCCCGTATTGCCATTGGTTCCACGTTGACCGGGTGCGATGAATTAGAACCTAACGCAAGCGCAAACCGTATGCGGATAAACACATTGGCACGAGCAAAACGCCACGGGTTCCCAACCTTTGCAAGCGTGGAGCCAATCCCGCCGGGAATGTTTGACCGGGCGTTTTCTGTAATTGCTTTGTCGTACCCGTTTGTTGACCTGTTTAAAATTGGTTTGCAAAGCGGTTGCAGATACACGAAAAAGGAAACGTTGGGGTTTTATAATGACGTCGCCGAATATTGGGAGGCGCACCCAAATAAGACGCCCCGGATATATTGGAAAGATAGTTTTGTAAAAGCGTCCGGGATTGACCGGGAATTATTGCCCGGTTATTGCGTCCCGGCGAATTACGATTTGTTTAACGAAGAAAATAACGATTATGCAATTTAACAACAAAGATTACAAGCCCGCCCAACACGACCGTTGGCGGGCGTTAACCGTCAAAAATCCGTATGCAACACAGTTGGTAACGGCGGCGTATGAGGACAACGGGATTGTTTACGGCGAAAAATGTATTGAGGTACGAAGTAAAAACACGCCGTACCGGGGCGATTTAATGGTTTGTTCGTCCGCTAATCCTGTTATTCCCGGATATGAAAACGGCGTAACGTTGGGGTTGGTCGAATTATACGACGTTAAGCCCGTCGCCGAGTTTACCCCGGAAGATTGGGAAAATACACGCATACCCCCGGAAAAGCGCAAAAGCATTACAAAGGGGTTCGGTTGGATGATGCTCAACCCCCGCCGGGTTGTTGAGTTCCCAATTAAGGGACAATTGGGTATTTACAATTTGGTTTACACGAAAGGAGTAATAACCGAATATCCACGGGCTTTGGTAGTCGATAAAGAGAGTTACGAATTATTAAACAGAAAAGACAATGAGTAAAAAGCAAATCGGAATTATCCCGAACAATGGCGACGTTCATACGGCGCAAATTGGGGTTCATATCGGACGGGTTGGCGTTTGCGTGTACGTCCGGGAATATTGGAAATATAAGAGTTGGTTTGTTGTTCCCGGCGTGTCCGTGGATGCGGTCAACGGTTACGACCGTTACGTTGACATTGAGGCGAAAATATTATTTGTCGGTATCGGCATACGGTTTATATGGATTAAAAGAAAGGTAAAACGATGAAAGCAAAGATTTTATTGTTATCTTTGGCAACGCTTTTGTTGGGGGCGTGTCAAAGCGAGAACGAACCAACGGAAACATTTTATTTACTTCAAAAATCCGAGAGCATGGAAGAAAGAAACGAGTTTGTAACGAATACCACGGCGGCAATGATACAGATAAACGCCCCCCGGTATAATTGTGAGATTGTCGAAACTGCATTAGCCGGGGGCGATAGGGTACGAATTTGCGTAAAAGGCGCAAAGGACGATTTGGACATATTGTTTGACTATGTAAACGAAGCGGGCAAAGAATGAGAGTAAAGCAACCCGAACCGTTCGACCGGGAAAGGGAGTATAAGCCCGGCGAACGGGCAATTGTCAACGGTACGGTTTTAATTGCTACACTATGGACACCCGCCGCACAACGGTTGGCAGATAGTTCCAAAACATTATTTTGCCAACGTTGTGTTCGTTGTAAGATTGGGAAAGATATTTGTACCGGGGCAAATCTGAAATGTGATAAATACAGCCGTACCGACCGGAAAACAATTTTTTGGCGGTTGGCATATCCAAAGAGTAACGCAGTAAGAACAATTAAAAAAAATAGTAATGAATAAACAAGTATTAAGCCCCTTTGATTGCGATATGTGCGCAATGATTGAGGACATAACAAAACAAGAAATTGAGGTTACGGCGTCCGATACCTCAATACGTTTGAGTTGGGCGCAAAATGGTAGTGAGGGAAACGATAGACCGGAGGCGCAAAGGATTGAGGCATTAAAACAAGCAATCCGGGGACGATTGGGCGACCGTTTTATTGAGTTCTTTTACGATGATGGCATTCAGTCGGTTTATATGAAGTACGACCCGGAGGAATACCCGGAGGAAATGCGCACCCGTTTAGTTGACCCGGACGCCACGGCGGGAACCCGATATTGTCGCACCTTGTTAGAGGTGGACGCAATCCAATTTCGCCGGGACAACGTGGACGACGTGTTGAGGTTTACCGGAGGGGGAACCGTTGTAACGCCCCGAACCCCGGACGGCAAAGCAATGTTTTCTTTTCCCGATGGCAACGGCATATTCGTTGACGTGCCGGAAAGTTGGTACATTATCCGGGAATTGAACGGACGATTTACCGCACGCCCGGAAAAGGATTTTAAACGGGAATTTGAACCAAAAGGAACCCCCGCCGAGAATTACACGGAGCAACCCGCCCGTCCGGTTGTTGCTCAAATTGCCAATCTGTTTAATGAGTTGTTCGGAACAAACATTGCGTCCCGTTGCCGGAAAATGGAGGAAGAATTTAACGAGTACAAAGCGGCGGTAAAACACGCATTGCCCGAATTTGACGACCCCGGACGCATGAACGCCGTAATTGATGAATTGGCAGACCTTAACGCCGTCGTATTTCATTCCGCCGTAATATTAGGCATATCGCAACGGGATTTGTTGGAAATGGCACACGACAAAGTAAAGGGACGCCAAACCGACCCGAATTATAAGCGGACGCACCCGCACGAACCGAACAAAGGTTGCGGCGATTGTTCCAATTTCATGTATGAGGACGTCAATGGGAACGGTTATTGCGAGGCGTTCAAATCTGAACAATCATGCGGAATGTATCGTTGCCAAGAGTATAAACCTAAAAATTAAAGAGTAATGAAAGGAGGCAAACACAATGAAAAATAAATGTTCGTCGGAAATTCCCAATATGCCGACCGGATGCGCCCCGGATAATCGACGCCCCGAAAAGATATGCGGAACGTGTCGATATTTTAACCCGGAATTTCCGGTAAAAGGAAAGCCCGCCCCGGTATGTTTGGCAATAAAGACAATGAAAGGGGGAACGGAATACACCAACCCCCGTGGAACCCAACCGTATTTTCGTTGTTCAAATGGAAGGTACGAAAACGGTATAGGACAATAGGCATAAAAGCCCCGGAAACAAAGCCGGGGTTTTGCCGTTTATATACATGAGATAACAAAGGTTTGGCAATGCCCCGGAAAACCCGTAAATTTGCTCCGTGGTTGAAAGATAACCATAAAGACAATAAAAGTATTGAGTTAATAACAAAAGCCTCTTAAAATGGAAATTCCCCGCAAATAACTTGTAAAGGGTAAACACGTTTTAAGGAGGGACGGGATAAGAAAAGACATAGAGCCGGAAAGGAACCAAAGGGGAAAAGGGATAAAGGAACCGAGGAACCAAAAGGACGGAAAAGCAAAAAGGCGCAAAGGTCGATTTTTTACCCCGTTTGAACATTAAAAGAGGTTGAAAAATGGAAAAATTGAAAACGGGTAATAAGAACCGGAAACCCGCCGGATATAACAAGCGTACCGAGGAACAACGGGCGTATGATATTGCGTATTGTTCCAATCTGTTTTTACGTGGTTATACTTATCGGGAAATAACCGAGGCTTTGAACCGGGATTTGTCCGACCGGGGCGTTGGTTACACAATTACGCTTTCAATGGTTTATTATGACTTACAACAAACCCTTATCGAATGGAAGCGGGAACGGTTGGATAATATCGACGATTACGTTACACAGGAATTGCGCAAATTGGATGCAATGGAGGTGCAAGCATGGGAGGCGTGGGAGGCGTCGAAAACCGGAAAGATGCGCACCAAAGAGAAAACCAACAAGGGGCGACCAATCAAAACCGATGCCGAGGACGGCGACCCGGAATATTACGGGTACAATGAAACCGCAACCGAAACGTCCGCCGGGAACCCCCGGTTTTTAGATTTGCTTTTGAATATCCAACAACGCCGGGCAAAGATGTTAGGGTTTGACGCCCCGGTTAAAATTGAGATACCCGGATATAACGCCACGACCGACGACGACAAACCAAAGTACGACGTTAAGGCAATCCCGGACGATTTATTGTTTGCATTGGCGGACAAACTACAATCCGCCGAATACCAAAAGGCATTAGCCGAGAAAGGAGGGGCGCAATAATGGCAAAGAGAGTAACCGCATCCCGTCCCGGAACAATCCAACCGGAATGGACGAAACACATTTGCGACGATTGCGGGCATGGTAGTTGGGTAAATTCGCATAGTAATTTAGATTGGCAGGGAAAACCGATTTGTTTAACGTGTCCGTTTGAGAAATGGCACATTATCCGGGGGCGCAAAGCGTGTGCCAATTGGACGAAACGAAAGGAGGCAAAGCAATGAACAACGAACAATTATTGCAGATGTACGATGCAATCCGGCAACAACCGGATTTGCTTGTTAAAGCCGCCGCCCGTAAACGCCTTATCAACTTTGCCCGGTATATGCAACCGGATTTAGTATTAGAGCCGTTCCACGTCGTTTATTATACGTTGTTGGATATGTTCGCACACGGCAAAATACGAAAGATGATTGTACAACAACCGCCTCAACATGGCAAATCGGAGGGGTCGAGCCGAAAGTTACCCGCTTTCATGGAGGGATTGAACCCGGATTTAAAGATTGTAATAGGTTCATACGCCGCCACGATTGCACGGGATTTTAACCGGGACGTACAACGCATTATCGACACGCCCCGGTATCGTGAATTATTCCCCGGCACGTATCTAAATGGGTCGAACGTCGTAACAATGGCAAACACGTATTTACGCAATTCGGACGTTATCGAAATGGTAGGGCGTAAGGGTTCGTTGCGTGTTGTGGGGCGTGGCGGTTCGTTGACGTCTAAAACCGTGGACGTGTCGATATTGGACGACGTTTATAAGGATTACGCCGAGGGTAACAGCCCAATAGTACGGGCGGCGGCGTGGAAATGGTACACGACCGTTGTACGTACCCGTTTGCATAACGATTCACAGGAATTAATAGTATTTACCCGTTGGCACGACGACGATTTGATAGGACGCATTGAAAAGAGTGGGGAAATAATCATTGATGTAACCCGTTGGGCGGATTTGGAAAACATACCGCCGGGGGCGTGGGTGCGCATAAACTTTGAAGCATTGAAAACCGGGGAACCGACCGAGATAGACCCCCGACCGGTTGGGGCGGCATTATGGGAGGGGCGGCACAACCGTATGAAGTTAGAAGCGCAAAAGGCATTAGACCCCGTACAATTTCAATGCCTCTATCAAGGGAACCCCGGTTCCGCCGAGGGGCGATTATATCAGCCGTTCAAAACATGGGTCGAAAAATCCGATTACGGCACGTATATACGTTCCGGCGCATACATTGACGTTGCCGATGAGGGCGACGACCTTTTGTTTGCCGCCACGTATGACGTTTATAAATCCGACAACATGGTTTTCAACGAGAAAACAAAGCGTATGGAACCGTTGTTATTTGCTTTAATTACGGATATGGAAATGACGGAAGAAAATACGGACGTTACAACCGTAACCGTTCCGGCAATGATTAACAGGAACGGCACGCAAAAAGTATGGGTTGAGAGTAACAACGGAGGTGCGGGTTACGAAAAGGTTATTAAAAAGAAAATGCGGGCTATGACAGACCCGTTTTATCAAGGCGGCAATAAGGAAAGCCGGATAATTACGGCGTCCGCAATGGTAAACCAAAGTATTATTATGCCGTTCGGTTGGGAAACCCGGTACAAAGCGATTTACGACCATGTTACAACCTTTTTGCGCAATTTCGATGCAAACACGCACGACGACCCGGAGGACGGATTAACCGGGATTTACGAAAAAGAGATTGCCGACGGTAATATACAACCATACGCACACGCAAACCGAGGTGTAAAACGACGCAATTAGCATTATTTTTGAGATATGCAAGTTTGTAACCGAAAAAGTTTATAACTTTGTAGGCGAAAACAAAGGGCAAAGGGACAGCCCGGAGATAGTAAACAATAGTTTTAACGTTAAAATTTAGAAAGTATGATTACTTGTAAGTGTCCGGCGGTGGCTGCATTGCCCGATATTCCCGCCGTAAATTGTGCCGAAAGTTTCGGGCAAATTCAAAAGGTAGCGTTTCAACGTCTTACAAAGGACGACGGAAGCAAAAACAGTTTTACCACGGAAAAGGCAATTACTTTGTTGGCTTCATGGACGCCGTTATTGACGGCGGCGGATAGTACCAAAATTGTTGTTTCCCCGTATATCCAAGCCCCGACCAACGAAGCCGGAGCCGCCCGAACATTTGGAGGCGGTAACGAAACATTGGGAGGCATTGAGGAAATTATAGGGCGTGAACCTAATCCGTTCACGGGCGTAATGCGTAAAATCCCCCAATCAGTAATTAAGGCAATGAAAGAATTGCAATGCGAAAGTTGGGCGGACAATTTGGGCGTTTATCTGTTTGACGAAAACGGAAGTATTGAAGCAATACAGGATGAAACGGTAAAGACAACGTATTATCCTATTCCTATCCGTTCGTTGTTCATTGGCGACAAAACGCATGGCGGATTAGAAGCCCCGGACAGCAACGCAATACAATGGGCGTTTTTGCCTAACTATTCCGACAACCTCACAATTATTGCACCGGAATTTAATCCGTTGACGGATTTAAAAGTTGCCGTAGGAGGTTGACGATATGGCGGCGAAAGTACAAAAGGTTGCGTTAATCAATGATACATTGAACGTAACCGAACAATTCGAGATTACGCACGCCGAACGTCTTTTGCGAATGCCTAATAATGGCGGTTGGAGATTGCCGGAAAATTCAGACTTTAAATTTGACAAAGACAATGGGATTGGATATAAGCGAAATAAAAAAGCGGATAACGGAGCCGAAAAAGCGTAAGACGATAAACAAAGCCGTTTATCATCAACAGCGCATTAATTTTCACGCCCGCACCCGTATAACGTCGTTTGACATTTGCCAACCGATTACGGATTTTATGGCATTTGTTTCTAACCTATTGCCGCATGACAAATTTAAGATGTTCAAAACATTGTTCCGTTACCCCGTTAAAACAAACGAGGTAACGGGCGTTTGTTTTGATAAGTTGAGCCGGATTTTTGACGGTCGTAACCCGGCGTTCAATTATCAGTTCCAAAACCCGGAACAAAGGGACGATTGGGAGTATTACCGCCAAGACGTATTACACGAACCGGAAATTTGGAGTACAAAAGGATGGGAGTTTTTCCAAACCGAAATAAATAGCGTTCTTATTGTCGATATGCCGAGCGAACAAAACCCCGCCGACAAATACCCGCAACCGTATTTTTATTGGTTGCCTATTGCGTCCGTGATTGATTACAGAGCCAACCCGACGACGGGGGTAATGGATTATATCATATTTAGGCAGGACGGGGAACGTATCGCAGTAATTGACGACGAACGTTATAGAGTTTTCAGAGAGGACAAAAACCACAATATCGGCGAATTGCTGATTGATAACCCGCACGACGTCGGTTATTGTCCCGCCCGTTTCTTTTGGAACGAACCGTTGAGTTTATCGGAACCCGACGTTAAGCAATCCCCGCTAACCAAGCAATTGGAGGCGTTGGATTGGTTTTTGTTTTACCATATCAGTAAACGACATTTAGATTTATACGGAGCATATCCGATATATTCCGGTTACGAACAATCATGCGATTTCAGTAACGGCGAAAATGGCGATTATTGCGACGGTGGGTTTTTGAAAGACAAACAAGGGTTTTATAGATTGGACGCCGCCGGGCTTTTGATGCGTTGCCCCAAATGCGGGGATAGTCGTATTAACGGCGTCGGTTCGTTCGTTGAAATACCAATACCGGACGGGGATAAACAACCCGATTTGCGTAACCCGGTGCAAATGCTAACCGTTGACCGTGGGAGTTTGGATTATAACGTTGAGGAAGAAAACCGCCTAAAGAATGACATTATTACGTCGGTTGTTGGAACCAACGAGGAAATAACCACACGGGACGCATTGAACGAGCAACAAATACAGGCGAATTTTGAGAGCCAAAGCACGGTATTAAACCGAGTAAAGAAAGGATTTGAGGCGGCGCAACAATTCGTCGATGAAACCGTTTGCCGTTTGAGGTATGGCGGTTTGTTTGTTTCTGCAAAAGTCAATTACGGCACGGAGTTTTATTTATCCAACGCAACGGAGTTACGGGAACGTTACAAAGTGGCAAAGGAAAGCGGCGCAAGCGAGGCGGAATTAGACGCCCTACAAAACCAAATTATCGAAACGGAATACCGGAACAACCCAACCCAATTGCAACGTATGTTGACGTTGGCGGAATTGGAGCCGTACCGACATTTAACCCGTAACGAGGTATTGGATTTGTACGGCAAACAGATTATCAGCGAAAACGATATGCGTATAAAGTTGAATTTTGCTAACTTTGTACGCAGATTTGAGCGTGAATATTTGAACGTGTTAGAGTTTGGGTATAATATGCCGTTCAACTCTAAGATAAATTTTATAACAAATAAATTTAACGATTATGCGAGTGAAAGTAAGCGAGGGCAAAACTAAAGACGTTGCGATTATCGACGTTACGCCCGAAAATTACATTGTCCCCGACAATGAAAAACATTTGTATCATTGCGTTATCGAAATTAAGAAATTCGATAGCGAAACGGGCAAACGGTTATCAATCCCCCGTATTCAGAAATTCGGCAAAAAAGGCTATGAAAATAGCATTGCCGAGAATTTGAAAAAGCAGGGTTACACGATTACCGTATTGCACGACCCCAACGAGTACATGAAAGCCAAAGCCGAGGCGGACGAAAAGGCAAAGGCAGAAAAAGCCAAAGCCAACGCCGAGAAAGCCGCCGCCGATGCCAAAGCGAAAGCCGAGGCGGACGCCAAAGCCCGTGCCGAGGAAAAGGCAGCATTGAAAGCCGAGATATTGGCAGAACTGAAAGCGGCGGGCGTTATCCCGGCGACAACTGCAAAGGAACCCAAAGCCGATGCCAAAGCGAAAGCCGAGGCGGACGCCAAAGCCGAGGGCAAAAAGTAACCGAATATTCATTTAATAATCAAAGGGAAAGATTATGGCATTAACGATTGATGTTTTAAGAGCGAATGCGGCATTAGCCGGATTGACCGACGAACAATTGACAGCGATAACCACGTTATCCGTCAACGACGAAAATAGCGTAATAGCGAAGAAAACCGGGGAAATTTACGGCGGTTTGGATGCGGACATTTTAGCCGTGTCCGGTATCGCAAAGAACGGAACCGAAAAAACGTTTGATTACGCCAAACGAGTATTAACCGAGTTCAAAACCAAAGTTGAGGGCGCAAACGGTCTGCAATCACAGATTGACAGCCTAACCAAAGAAAAGGCACGTTTGGAAAAAGCCATTGCCGACGGTGCGACGGATGCGGAAACCGCAAAGGCATTGAAGCAAGCAAAGGCAGATTTGCAAAGCGTTACGACCCAATACAACGACCTCAAAAGCAAATACGATGAAGCCGAACAAACCCACACAAAGGAAGTGTTCGGCATTCGTGTTGAAACGGCATTGCAGACAGCAACCGCCGGGTTGAAGTTTAAGGCAGGATTGCCGGAAAGCGCAACAAAGGTTTTGTTAGGTCAAGCAATTGACAAAATTAAGGGTATGAACCCGGAATTTATCGACGACGGCAAAGGCGGCAAAATGTTAGCGTTTAAGGACGAAAACGGCGCAATCATGCGCAACCCGAACAATCAGTTGAACCCGTACACCCCCGGCGACCTTTTGACCCGTGAATTGGAAACAATGGGTATTTTGGATAAGGGACGCCAAGCGGCGGGCGGCGGAACCAATCCCCCGGCGGGCGGCGGTGCGGGCGGTAATGTTACCGTTGATATATCCGGCGCAAAAACGAGGGTCGAGGCATACGACGCAATCGCCAACACTTTGCAACAACAAGGTTTGCAGATTGGAACGGCTGAATTTGACGCCGGAATGAAACAGGCATGGCAGGACAACAATATTGCCGCATTGCCGGAAAAGTAAAAGACAACACGGGTAAAGGGTAAACCCGCATTTATAAACAATTAATTTTTTAAACTATGAGTTTAATAGCAACGAGAGTACAGAATTGGCGGATAGAGAACCCGGAGTTAGACCGTAATATGTTCCGCCCGTGTGAGTACGGCGCATTGGATTTCTTCATTGAACAAACCAACGCCCCCAACTCAATCATTAGCCCTAATTTGAGAGATAGGGCGTTAGTAAGTATCGGTAACACGGTACAAGTTCCGGTTATCAATTACGACGAAAACGTACAAGTTAGCGACGTGCGTTCGTGCGTTATTGCCGACAATGAAAATACGTCCGCATTGGTAACGCTTGTTTGGGCTATCTATGCAATCGGGTTTACGATGGTTCCGGCGGCGTATTCAAACAATGAAATTTCGTATCAACACGATTTCATGCGCAAAATGGAGAAAACAACCCGTGCGTTGGCGGATGCTTTGGATAAAGGAGCCGTTGCCGCATTGGAGGCGAACAAAACGAAGGTTTTCAAAACTTTGCTCAATTACACGCAGACCGGAAATGTTATTCAAGTGCCAACCCAAATGGCAACCGAGATTTTGGGCGACATTAACCCAATCATGCGGGCGAATTGTTACCCGGAATATATCCACCTTATCGCAAATGCGGGGGTTGATAGCCTAATCCGCAAGTTGGCGCAACATGGCGTTTACAACGACGTTAATAAGCGTATGGAGTACGACAACAAAGTATTGCACTACACGAACAACGTAACAGATGAAGCGGGCAAAATGGGAACAATGTTTGCCGTTGCTGATGGAAACGTTGGTATCTTAACCCGTGTTGACCGTGAAGCGTACCGCCGTACCCGTGCGAATTTCCACGAATGGGACATTGTACGATTGCCGTACATTGATTTGCCCGTTGGTTCGCATTATTATACCGCCGTGGGCGACCAATCGGCGATTATGGGCGACGCAACCGCCGATTTGACGTGTGCCGTTAAAGAGTATTTCGGATTTAGCGTTGATGTTGCCTACATGGTAGCATATAACAGCAAACCGGACACCGTGGCAAATCCGATTATCAAAGCCGAGATTGCAGCACGCAACCCGAACGAACCGTTAGGAATGCCCGTATATGTAACCAACGCCGGGGAATTTCCCGCCGGAGGTGCAGGCGCATAAGCCGGGAAACGGAACGATTATTTAACCGAGGGGACGGGGTGGTTATCCCCGCCCCCTTTTTAATTTTACGCAGTATGTACCGGATTAAAGAGATACAAGATAAATTATTAAACGTCGTCGGTTGGGAGCAATCATATAATCCCGCCGAGGCAATCGCCGAACGGTTGACAGAAACCGAAAGCGGGTTGTATTTTCAAGGGGCGCACCCGCTTGTAACGTTGGATAATATGGCGGCAATCGTCCCGGATAATTGGGGTTATCAATACCCGGTTTGGAACGATACAAAGGAATGGAAAGCCGAAACCGTGGTACAATACGCCAACGATGCGGCGGGCAAACCCTTGTATTGGGTCGCTTTGGTTGATAACGTCGCCGAGGTTCCCGCCGAGGGTTCGACCTTTTGGGAGAAATACAACATATTGTCCAACTATTTAGAGCGTTTGACCCGCAACGGAATTTCCACGGCGGTACAAACGTTTACCCAAATAAAGGGGTTGGATAAGGAAACAAAGAACCTATTGGAACGTAGCACATTCTTTGATGGTGCGGGACGTATAAGAGCAACCCAACCGAATAATCATAAGTTGGTAGGGTTTGAGATTATCCCGGTGCGGGCGATGGGAGTAACCGCACAAATACACCGTGTCGGCTTGCAAATGATGGGCGGAACCGGGATTGTGAAATTGTATCTATTCCATAGTTCGCAGATTGACCCGATAAAAACGTTTGATTTGAATTTTACGCTAACAAATGGCGGCTTTCAATGGTTTACGTTGGAAGATTGTTTTTTGCCATATATAAGCGACGCAAACAACGCCGGGGGTGCGTGGTTCCTTTGCTACAATCAAGACGATTTACCCGCCGGGATGCAAGCAATTAACGTGTCGAAAGATTGGAGCGGCGAACCGTGCGGAACGTGTACCGGGTACGGCAATATTGAGGCATGGCGGCAATTGACAAAGTATTTGCAGATTTCCCCCTTTATGTACAACGCCCCGGAAACATTCGCCGAATACCCGGAGTTATGGGATATAGCGTACACGATGTACACTAATACACTGAATTACGGGTTGAATTGTGAAATAACGGTAGGTTGCGACCTAACCGATTTTATCATTGAACAACGGTCGATATTCCAAACGGTAATACAACGCCAAGTTGCCGCAATCGCTTTGCGCACGTTAGCGATGAACCCAAATGTAAGGGTAAACCGGAACCAATCCAACGCCTCTAAAATGGATATTTTGTACGAGTTGGACGGGAACGTTGAGGGACGCCCCGGCGGTTTGGGTTATGACCTTAAAAAAGCGTTTGAGGCTTTGCGGTTAGATACGCAAGGGATTGACCGTATTTGTTTGAGTTGCAACAACCGGGGCGTTAAATACCGGACAACGTAATTGCATTATGGCGGGGTTACAATCAATAATTGATTTGCGCAACCGGGTTAATACATTTAACGACGGGTTGACGTCCGGGTTGATTATACGGGACATAATCGACGACGGAATGACAACGGCGTTTATCATTGATGCCAACGCCGAGGAACAATTATTTGAACAGGGTATTAACCGATTGGGCGTTGACATAATGGATTATCGACCTTATACCCCGCTAACAATAGCCATTAAGGAGGAAAAGGGACAACCGACGAACCGGGTAACGTTACGGGATGAGGGCGATTTTGAGAGTAGTTTTTATTTGGAAGTCGGCGACAAACAATTTGAAATTAAGGCGTCGGATTTCAAGACGGAAGATTTGATAAAAAAGTACGGGCGGCAAATCTTGGGATTGACGAACGAAAACATTGCTAAACTGATTTGGCAATACGTTTACCCGGATTTGCTAACCAAAGCAAAAAAAACGATATACGGAAATGGATAGAGTACCGATTATAAAGAACCCGGAGTTATTCGACCGGGTTATTGCAAATATTCAAAAGGGATTGGCGGACGGGTTGCCGTGGCTTAACTATTCCTTTGGGCGTTCTGAACGGTTGGTTAAGTCCATACAAGGAAAACGATATTACACGCCCAATATTTACGTCGGCGGCAATGAATATATGTTGATTGCCCCGGATAGTAATATAGGGAATTTTTCGTTTTTCGTGTTGGACGACCCGCAACAAATTGATTGGTTCCCCGGCGAACAAAACAAATATACAACGCCGTTTTCGGTTATCTTTTGGTTTGATATGCGCACGATAACCAACGACCCCAATAACCGGAATACGGAGGCGGTCAAACAACAAATCATGCGGGTATTGAACGGCGGCATTTGGTTGCGTTCCGGTTCCATGAAAATAAACAGAGTGTACGCAAAGGCGGAAAACATATTTGCCGGGTTCACTTTGGACGAAATAGACAATCAATTTTTAATGCACCCGTTCGCCGGGTTCCGGTTTGCCGGGGAATTGGGAATTGATGAAACGTGTTTAACTGATTAAAAACAAAGTGTATGCAAGCATTTTTATTTTATACGGTCGTGGTTGCTTTGGTTGCTGCATTCGGTTTGACCTTGTTACGCAAATGGCAGGTTATCGAATGGGTACAAGTCCACGGCAACGAGTTTTTCGCAAAGATGTTTAATTGCGATTTCTGTTTGTCCTTTTGGGCGGGGGTTGCTTTAGCAATCCTTTTGGCATTTATAACCGGGAACCCGACGTTGTTGTTGGTTCCCTTTTGTTCCACAATGATAACCCGTTTTTTGCTATGAAAACCGTTAAGATAGGAGAACGCACCGTTGAGATATACGACGCAATCGACGAATTGCCGATGTTGCGATTTCATAAGTACAACAAAATGTTGTTAGTTGATGCCGGAATTGGTTCCGATTTGCAGGATTTCGACACGCATATTGAAAAGGCGATAAGATACGCCCGGAGTAAAACCCCCGAATTGGCGGCAATTGAATTGGATAATATGCGGCAAAACGTGTATTTCATTCAAACCGGAATAAGCCCAAAGCATTTGGCGTTTGCCGTGTTGGTTAAATCAATCGACGGGGAACCGCACAACGATTTGTCCGACGATGGGTTGCAAAAGGTCGTCGATATGTTCGGCGATGTTCCCGTTAAAGAGTTGACCGCCCAAATGGAAGCGGTCAAAAAAAAAATAGATGAAGAATTGCAAATGTATTTCCCCCGGTTGTTCGACGATGCGACGGTTAAAGAGTATTACGACGAATTGCGCAACCGCACAATGTTAATGTTGGATGCGATTATAAACGGCGATACAGAGGACAAACGGGCGGAAATTGATAAAATAACGACGATGTTGTTGTTGTACAATCGCCCGGTTGTTTTTAGTGGTTCCGATAACATGGAAATTCAGTACGATAAACAGTTTGAAAATATGTGTTTAACCATATCCCAACATTTACACGTACCGGAGCCAAAGAAATACACCGTTTTAGAGTATTACAACGCATTTGAGCGGATAAAGGAGTTGTTGAAACCAACCAAAAATAAAAACGGCGTCAAATAAGGCGATTTGCGGCGTTGTTTTTCTTTGGTTGATTAACTACATGGAAAAGAAAAGATAATTTAATACGGGGCAAATTGCCCGCAAATAACGTTAAGTATGGCAGATAATAACAACCCTATAAAATATAGCGACCTTGTAAGCCCGGACGATTCGATTACAAAGTTGATAAATCAGTTAGACCAACTTTCCGACGCCTATATGAACACTCTAAAAAATATAAAGAGTGAGGCGATAACGGTTAAGGCTGCATTGGAGGGCGTAAGCGGGGCGACCGAAAACGGACGTAAGACAATCCGGGGGGCGTCGAACGATACCGACAAATTGACACGGGCGGCACGGGATTTGGCATTTGCGGAAAGTGAGAACGCAAAGCGTTTGGCAGAATTGAAGCAAGCCCAAAAGGAGGCGAACGAATTAAACAAGTTAACGACCCGGTTAAACCAATCCGCCGAGGGTTCATATAATCGGTTATCGGCGCAATACTCAATCAATAAAATATACCTCAATAACATGACGGTTGAGGAAAGGGAGGCGACCGAAGAGGGGCGCAAATTGGTTGCCGAAACAAAAGCGATTTACGAGGAAATGAAGCGGTTACAAGAAGCGACCGGGAAAACGTCGTTAAACGTGGGTAACTATTCCGATGCCGCCAAAGGTTTAACGACCCAAATAGAGAACCAAACGAAACAATTAGCATTGTTACGATTGGAGGGCAAACAAGGAACCGCCGAATATCAACAATTGAGCAAAGAAACCGCAATATTACGGGATGCGGTCAAGGATGCGACCGCCGAGATTACCCGCATGGCGTCCGATACGTCCAATTTAGACGCCGTATTGAGTTTTGCGGCGGGTGCGTCCGGGGGATTTGCCGCATTTACCGGGGCAATGGAGTTGTTCGGGTCTGAAAGCGAGGAAGTGCAAGAAGCACAAAAGAAATTACAGGCGGCAATAGCCATTACAACCGGGGTTCAAGCCATACAAAACGCAGTACAAAAACAATCCGCAATTATGTTGGGGATTTCCCGGTTACAAATGGCAGCATTGAGCAAAGCGCAAGTTTATAACCGCCTTGTTACCATGCAAGGGACAAAGGCAACATTGGCGGCGACCATTGCGCAAAAGGCTTTCAATCTGATTGCCGCCGCAAACCCGTATGTTCTTTTGGCATTAGCATTGGTTACGGTCGTCGGAGCTTTAGTTCTGTTTGCCTCTAATACCGACAAATCGGCAAAGAACCAACAGAAACTTAACGAAGCGCAAAAGGTTTGGTTGGATTATCTGGAAACCGAGGCAACCGAAATGAACCGAGTTAGCAACGAGCGGGTCGCCCAATTAAACCGGGAATTAAACATTGCCAAAGCCCGCAACGCTTCATTGTCCGAAACCCGAAAGATTGAGGACGAAATATTAGCCGAACGCACAAAGGCACACAATAAAAGTGTTGGTTTTTACGGTCAAGAATTAGACGATTTGGAAGCGAACCGGGCAAAGTTGAAACAACTAAACGATATGTTGGTACAACTCAATAACGCCAAAGCCCGTGGAGATAAGAAAGTTTATATTGATGTTGATTTGGACGGCAAAATTGATAAAGTCAAGGTTGACGAAGCGATTGAAGCCGTACAGGGTCAAATAGATAATACCGGGCGGGCGGTTGACATTGCCGTTAATCTGAAAACCGAGGGGGCGGATTTGGACGCCGAAAGAAAGATATTAGCCGCCCAACGATTACAAGAAAACCGGGACGCCGCCAAAGCCGAAACCGACATATTACAGAAAGCCGAGGACGCCCGGATTGCCTTAATTAAAAATTCATTCGACCAACAACGGGCGCAGCGTCAAGCCGCCAACGCCCGTGCGATTGCCGACATACAATTGCAGTTGAGGACGGAAACCAATTTAACGGTTAAGGCACGCAAAGCGTTGAACGACCAAATTGTTTTATTACGGGAACAATTGGCGGTTGATATGGTAAATATTGCCAATCAACAACGGGCGGCGGAATTGTCCGCACAACGGGCAACGCAGGACGCCCAAATTGCATTGATGGCAGAGGGGGCAGAAAAGCAACGGGAACAATTGCGGGTTGAGTATGAAAGGCAAATACAGGACATTAACACCCGGTTAGAAACCGAGCGGGGATTAACTGAAACACAGGTTGCCGAATTGCTTAACCAACAATTACTTTTGCAACAACAATACGCAAAGAGTTTGGGCGAATTGAACGACCAAATTACAATAGACCAAATGCAAGCCGCCGCCGACCGGACGCAATTACAATTAGATGCCGCCCGTGAGGGTTCACAGGAGGAAATAAATTTGCGTATTCAGTTGTTACAGCAACAACGGGCAATCGAATTGGCACAAAACAGACAATTAGCCGAGGACGTCCGACAATCCGAGGCGGATATTAACGCCAAATATGATGCCGAGGTATTAAAGCAAACGACCGAGTTAAACCAACAACGGGCGTTAATGCTATTCGACCAAACGCAAGCGTTGGAGGCGTCGGAATTTGATTTAATCCGTAATTCAGAGGAACGCAAAACCCGGTTCCGGTTGGCGCAAGAAAAGGCACGATTACAAAAGATTTTAGAGTTGAACAAAGCCGCCGGGGTTAAAATGACGGACGCCGAGGTTAAGACAATCGAAAATACCATTGCGAAAATTAACCAAGAAATAGAGAAAAGCAAAGGGGACGAACGGGGTAACGACATATACGGGTTGTTTGGGCTGAATTTAGATGACGACCAAAAGGAGGCAATAAGTACGTCCGTGTCGTTTGCCATTGAGCAATTAAATAGTTTTTTAGATGCAAAAGTACAAGCCGCCGACGCCGCCGTTTCCGCCGCCGACAAAGAGGTTGACGCAAGCCAACGCCGATTAGATGCGGAATTAGAGGCACGGGCGAACGGTTACGCCAATAACGTTGCAATGGCGCAAAAGGAATTAGACGTTGCGAAAAAGAACCAAGAAAAAGCCCTAAAGGAGCAACAAAAGGCACAGAAAGCACAGGCGGCAATACAAACGATACAACAAATTGGAAACCTTGTAACGGCGTCCGCTTTGATTTGGTCGCAATTGGGGTTCCCGTTTGCAATCCCGGCAATTGCTATAATGTGGGGTTCCTTTGCCGCCGCCAAAATCAAAGCCGCCCAATTATCCAAATCAGCCAACGCCGGGGGTTCGGAAAGTTACGGCGATGGTACGGTTGAATTGTTGGCGGGCGGTTCCCACCAATCCGGGGACGACGTGGATTTAGGAACCAAACCGGATGGAACCCGGAGGCGTGCCGAGGGCGGGGAATTTTTTGCCGTTATCAATAAACGTAATTCCCGCCGTTTCCGTCGTTTAATCCCGGACGTAATAAATAGTTTGAACCGGGGGACATTCCCGCAAAAGTACCTTAATGCCTACAATACCGACGGCGTTAATGTAACGGTTCAACAAAACAACGCACCGGATTTGCGGGATTTGAAAGACGATGTAAGGGAGATAAAGGAACAAAACCGCCGCCGTCGTTACGTCGATAGCAACGGCAATGTTATTGAGATTTACAAGAATTTGACACGTAAAATTAAAAGATGATATGAACCCAATTTATAGACATTCATTTGCCGATGTGTTTTTAAAAACCGGAATTATAAACACTAATACGGGGGCTTTGATTACGTCCGGGGATGCGGTACAAAATCGCTATTATAGTACCTATGTTTCTGTTAGTAATGTTTACCCCCGTGTTTTGTTAATTAATACAGGGGTTGACCGTGGGGCATTTTATGATAGTGATAAAAAGTTTATAAGTAGTTTTATTGGAGTAACGACGGGTTCGGTTGATATTCCAAGTAATGCGTATTATTTGCGTTTTGTCGTTTATAAGACAAGTTATAACGCCGGAACGGTATTTGCCCGGTTAGGAATAGCAACGGCGCAAAATTTGGTTTACGGACATAAAGCCAACCCGATATATAAGGACGATTTGGCAAAGGAGTACGAATTAGAAACAAACCAACGGTTTTATCGTGCCAAATTATCCGGGAAAATATCATTTGTCCGGGACGATTACGATTTTATAAATACCCGTCCGTTTGATTATGAATTTTTGTACGGGATAGATAAAAGTAACGACGGCGGTAAAACGTGGGTTCCTTATTTTTCGGGTAAGTTTATGAAAACTGATTGTACGTTTGTAGATTATGACAAAAAAATTACCGTACAACCCGATGTAATAGACGATTATAACGAAGTTTTGGCGGGATTGGAAAAGGAATATAATTTAATAACATTAGCCCCGTCAATCCAACGTATAACCATAAACAAACGCCCGCTTATTCAAATATATGTTCCGGGCGATAGTATTGTTTCGTGTTTTTTGGGCGGTACGAATTGGGAGCAAGATGCAAACGCCACGACCGACCAAAACGCATTAATACAAACCTATCATTTTGCACTATGTAATATTTTGAAAGAAATACAAATTACGTCGCACGGTTCCCCGGCGGTAATAGCCGGGCTTTATACCGGGCGAATGGCGACGGGTGCAAGTGCGGACGTTTTCGAGGGTAAATTATACCCGGAATTAAATGTAAATTATTATATCTATATTTCACAACAACGAGTTGCGGGCGGGTTGCCTATTGGATTAGCAACGGTTGAGATACGCCGCCGTTCTGATGATGTGGCGATGTTCCGGTACACAAAGATAACGCAAGAACCTTTCGATACGTTAGAGTTCGATTTAACCGCCGTTGAGGGTTCCGGCGCAACGGGTACGATGCACGCCGATATGAAAAGTTATAATATTTATGCCCGATATTTGGTTGATGTTGATAAAATAGACGATTTAGATACATACCCGTTGCCGTCCGATGACATTGTAGATAATAACAGAAATTACCGCCGGGCAATCGGTTACGCAATCGACGTGGCGTTTATATCTAACAACTTTTCAGATACGCCGACCGAGTGGGGATTAGCGGATAATGGAAAGTATTTTGCGCCGCCTTATTCTTTATACGGACAAACCTATTATCCAATCGCCCGGTCAACGTGGCGTTATGCGTCGTTATGGTTTGGGTTTTATTTGATGGACTGGATATTAGAGGAAAAAGCCCGAAAAGCATATACTTTGCGGGATGCGTTCCCGGTTGCATCTTGTATATCTGTTTTGCTCAATCAGATTGCGCCCGGTATTACCCACGCAGCCACGGCGGAATACAGCCAATTTTTATATAGCGGTAACAACCCAATATCCGGGTTGAATTTCCGTTTGCTTGTATCACAGAAAACCAATATTATAAACGGGGAATATCAGCAACCCGCACAAAAAGCCCCGACAACCTTACAACAATTTACCAATATGTTACGGGATTGTTTCAAGTGTTATTGGTTTATTGAAGACAATAAATTTAAAATCGAGCATATCCAATATTTCCGCAATGGCGGTTCCTATTCCGGCGGGGCTATATTAAGCCACGATTTAACAAAGGAATTGAATTTGCGCAACGGGAAACCGTGGGCGTTCAATACGTCGGAATATTCGTTTGATAAGGTTGATTTGCCCGAACGTTACCAATTTGAATGGATGGACGACGTTACGGCGGTTTTTGAGGGATTGCCGATACAAGTAATTAGCAAGTATGTAACGCTCGGAAAGGTTGAGGAAATTAATATATCAAATTTCACGTCCGATATTGATATGATGTTATTAAACCCCGGCAACATAAGTTCCGACGGGTTCGCCTTGTTTGCTGCCGTTCCGCCAACGTCCGGGTCGCAATGGATATTGCCATTTACCCGCCAAACAATAAACGGCGTCGAATACTTTTTGCAAAACGGGTATTTGGCATTTATCAATCTGCAATCGCCGTATTGGTTGTATGATTTACCCGCCCGTCGTGTATCAATCAACGGTTCCGAGGTTTACGCATACGGTATTGAGAGAAAGAAGAAACAAACGTTTAGTTTTCCGGCAATCGACGACCCAAACCCGATGCAACTAATAAAAACCTATATCGGTAACGGTCAAGTTGATAAATTAAGCGTAAATTTGCATAGTCGTTCAATTAAAACAACTTTGAAGTATGACACCGAATAATAATTTGTCTGTATTGCCGTTTTACGAGGGCGTGCAATACCAAGATTATAAAAAATCTTATGCGTATGGCGACGTTTACCCGTTGTTTACGCCGTTGAATAAGATATTGCCTTTTCAAATTATACGACCGACCCGGAGCAACCAAATTGCATGGGTTCGATTGTATAATTATAAAATGACTAAAAGGATTGCAGACATAACACAACCGATGAAAGAAACCGGATTGCAAATTGTTCGTTATCAATCATACGGTTATGATGTTATATTGTACCCCGGTAATTTATTGATGGCTTTAAATGTGGCAACCGAGGGTCGATATATGATTGCGATAAATGACGGCGTGCAAACTTATTATTCGGACGTATTTACGTGGGTTAATGGGATGGACGGTTATTTGTGTATTGAATGGAGCGACGCCGAAAACATGGAGGTTGACGGCGGGCAAATCGTTTACGATGTTGCACAATTTAAAAACCGTGTTTATGTGTGTGCCGAGTTAGGGAAACCGGAATACAAATTTGAGGAAGAGGGCGAAGAGCGGGACGGGTATTTTTTCCCGGAAAAACAAATATCGGAAAAGACGTTCCGGTTTATCTTTTTAGCCCCCGAATACCTTTGCGACGTAATGCGGTTAATCCGTATGAGTGATTTTGTAACGGTTTACAGTCAAGGCAGAAAATACGATTGCGACACGTTTCTAATTACCCCAAAATGGCAAACGCAGGGAAATTTGGCGTCCGTCGAATGTGAATTTGAATGCGCAACCGTGGTTAAAAAAATCGGACGGGGTGTTTTGCCGCCGGGAACAAATGGAGATTATAACAATGATTATAACAATGATTTCAACAATCAGTAATTTTATTTATTATGGGAAATTATGAACAATTAAAAGCAGCAATTGCCGCCGTTATTAAGCAAAACGGGAACAATGAAATAACGGGCGATATACTGCAAAACACGCTAACAACAATTGTTAGTAACGTGGGTAAAGATTCAACGTTTGCCGGGGTTGCGACACCGGAAACCGTACCGGGAACCCCCGACCAAAACGTTTTTTACATTGCCGGAACCCGTGGCGTTTATTCCAATTTCGACGGTACGGTATTAATAAACGAAATGGTTGTGTTTACGAATGAATCCGGGTCGTGGACGTCGCAAAGTATCGGTATTGCTTTGAATGGTGTACCAAATCTATTTTTAGGTGTTGGATATGTGCGTAAGGACAACGGAAATATTTATACCCCGTCTTATAGTTTCACTAATACGCCGTTTATCCCAATCGACCCGACGAAAGATTTGCAAATTAAGGCATACGAGGGCGTAACAAATTTAATGGCGTTTTGCGCTTTCTATGATAGCGATTATAAATTTATTTCAGTATGGCAACCGGGCGGGGCGGCAGATGGTACACGTACCGCAACAATACCCGCCGCACAAATTCCGGCAAATACGGTGTATGTTCGTTGTTCGGGACACGTGAATACAACGGATAATTACGTTATTCCGTTTGATTTGTATAACGTATTGATTAATTTAGCGACAAAGACAGATGTTAATGCAGTTATCGCACAAATTAACACGTATTTAAGAGGTAGTTATGTTTATCGGGGTTTTGTTTCGCCGGGAACGGTTCCGGTGTCGGGTAAAGCAAATGTATTCTATATTGCGACAACACCCGGAATATATACTAATTTCGGCAATTTTGAAGTAACCAACCGTTTAACATTATTCCGTCGGACGAACCCGGACGATGAATTTACAGCCACGGAAATTGGCGTACCATTAAACGGGGTGCGCTCTTTGTTCCGAGAAATTGGATATATTCGGAATGATACCGGAAAAGTAAATACCGTTTCGACTTCATGGCGTTGCACGCCTTTTTTACGCATAACCGGGAATGATGATTTGCAGATTAGAGGACAAATTGACGAAACCGCCACAACAATTGCTTTATGTGCTTTTTATGATAAAGATTATAACTTTATTTCCGCATTTACCCCGGAATGGGCGGGAGCGTCAACCGTAACCGTTACAATAGCCGCCGCCAATATTCCCGCCGATACGGTATATATTCGTTGTACAGGTTCAGAAACAAACGGATATGTATTACCGTGGGATATATTCGATTTAACAAAGGACGTGAACGATAAAGCAAAACAAAGCGATTTAAACAACGCTTATGGCAACTTTTTCACGATACCGAGTTATGGATTAAGATATACGGACGGCGTACCAATTATGCAGCAAACGGATAATTATACAATTACGCCGTTTATTCCATTAAATCGGGATGCCGATTTAATCGTTTCCGGTTATAGGGGTTTGGGAAATACCGCCCTATTATGTTTCTATGATAAGGATGAAAATTTTATTTCGTCCGTATTTAGCGAAATTCCGAGCGGCTACAATAAAGACTATTTGATTAAGAAAGAAAATTTTCCGGAAAATGCGGCGTTAATACGTGCGGGCGGCAATGTTCGTTTTGATTGCTATATTAGAAATTTAACGGTTAAATACCTGTTAGATGTAATTGAGGGTAAAACATGGTTGGATATGTTCTATTTTTATCCGGATAAGATTTATACAAGTCGTTCGGAAGCGTATAACGATGTTCCGGGGTATATGCGTAAAACTAATTTAACGATTAAATACCGCTTAAATGACCCCCGTAATATTATCGTTGAAACGTCCATTGATGTAAACGATTGGGATAATGAAACGAATTGGAGAACCGGACAAATGCGGGAAATTATCGAAGGCAATTATTTGTATGCGATAATCGACGCCAATAACAATGTTTTATTCGCAATTGACGATAACGGGATTTGCCATTTTAAAAGCAACATTAAAGAATATTTGTTTGTCGAGGAATGGGATTATCTTTATTGTATAGTTGACGCCTCAAACAACATTGTTTTTGCCATTGACAGATACGGCAATATTGTTGGAAAGTCCGGGCAATCCGTCGGTTCGTCCCTTATATCTAATAATCTGAAAAATCAAAATGATATGTTGACGACGTTAAGCGATGTAAAGAATTACGGAGCGCAAAACGCCGAATATCTTATTGATTTGAATTTTATCGGGCGTGTTTCGGTCAAAGGGAAAATAAAAAATCCCGTTAATGATATAAACGGTTATGTCCCTTTTGCCACGTTTGAAAATGGCGGAAGTGTTGCCGTTACGCAATCAGTCAAACACGCATTACCAACACAGGCGACAGAAACCATATACGGAGTTACGGGTAAAGTGCCGTTTTCTTTGTTTCAATCCGGGTTTGCTTGCAACAATGCCGAGATAATTTATAATAGGGTGGCAAAATCGGGAAGTATTCACAACGGCGGACGTAATAACCTTTGTGGCGATAAAATAATGATGTTTTGGTTTAAAGGATTAGACGTTGTTAATAAAGCGTATGCCATTACCAAATGTGAAACCGCCGACGATTATTTTATACCCGATACCGATACATGGGGAGAAAGCACGTTGCCAATTATTGTGGAGCCTGTAAACGGTATTGCGACAATTGATTTATTAACCCCTAATCGTTTGTACTTTGTTACAGGTAAAACAAAGAAAGTTGTTATTGCTGATAAACGACGTACAACCGAAGATATTAATACGGCATGGGGGAGTTCGTCGCAATCTTATATCGTCGTAAATTGGGATAATCCTATTGATGCAACGCCAATCGAAATGGGTGCATCCGGCATTGTTATTGGTTCCGGTTCCGACACCCCAACCCCGGACGGGTTTAGTACCTTGCAAATGAAAGGCAATAATTATATCGTGAAAAACACGGCGACACGTGCGTTTAATAATTACTTGCCTTATGAGGAATTGAAAGCCCGTAGCGAATTGTTTGCAACCTATCAAGATTTGTATATTGACATTTCAAACGATACGTTTACGGTTGGACGTGATAGTACGGGGGTAATATTTACCACGTCGTTAAAAGATAGTTCCGGCGCATGGAAAACGTTACAAGATTTTTATAAAGAATTTGTTCCCGTTACGCCAAACGATAGTTACCCACGGGAGGCATACCCGCACGCCGTAATACCGGAGTTATCGGATTTTTACATTACGTTTTATGATATGCCGTTAAAGGATTGTTCTAACATTTTGCAGAATGGCAAAATATACCTTATTGGAGAATATCCGCAACAAATGGTATTAAATCCGTGCGGTTCCGCAAATGCGCCCTATAATTTGCCTTATACAAATCAATTCGATTGTTTCCCTTATTGGGTATATGATAAGTATGACACGCAAGAACATATATTTGATTATATCGTTGGAAACGAACGTATAAAGGTATATGTAAATGGCGAAAAGTTGACCGAAATAAATAAAACGTCGCAATTGCGTATCGGCAACCCGTTATCCGATATTTTGTTTTCTGATTTAGAGATTACAAAGGGTTATTTAGGCGATGCCGAGGTTGCAAGTGACGATTATTATTTAATATCGTCCCGAACGCCTATTTGTTTCGGTATGATTTGCCACAATATTTATGATACTTATATTGGTTCAAATCATCCATTAAACAATAGTGGTGCGTCAATTACTCAATTAATGGTAATTGCTAAACAATTACATGATAAAGGGTATATAACATTATCAATGCAACAATTAGCGGATTGGAAAGCCGGGAATTATAAGATACCGCCAAAATCGGCAATACTTGTTTGCGACGATTGGCAGATACCCCGCAATTGGTTAGGACAACCAAGCGGACAACAGACAGCTAAAATGGGTTTTGATTTCCGGGTAAAACAAAGTTTCCTAAAGTATGGCTTAAAACTCAACTTTGCGCAAGTTGGCGACCATGTAAAAGGGTTAGACCATGATATTGTAATGAATATCAGAATGAGCAATTGCGGGGTTGGAAACCATACCCGTTGGCATAATGAACCGATACAGCAAAAACCCGTTCCGACGTTATTTTTAGAATTACAGGAAATGCGGTTTTTGATGCACGAATACGGGTTTAACGACGATGTATTTGTTTATAATAAGTCGGGTGGAACATTTGTTGCACAACAAGATTTATTAGATTATTTCGGTTATTCGGCGGGAGTTGGGTTGGGCTTGCTTACTGATAAATACACCCGTATTATAACAAATCGTTTTTCGTTAAATAGAACGAATATAGGCGATAATACAGCAATAGACGTGTTATAAACTTTAAAAATTAGAAATATGAAAACAGTAGTTTTAAAATTGGAAGAAACAGCAATCGGCGATTTTGAAAAATTCGGAGTATATCGCATTAACTTAAACAGAAATGCGACAATTGATAATGTTGGATTTATTCATTTATCCGCAGATTTCCCGAATGTTAGCGTAATGACAATTGTAAACGGTGATTTTTACCAAGATTCGGAAACAACTCAACCATTGGGGCAAACTTATATTATGCCGTCCGGCTTTTCGACGTTATGGTTTAAAGTAACAGGCGGGAACCCATACATTGAAATTACTAATTTATACAATATCCTTACATTAGGAGGTAGTGGAATTTATTTATTTGGCGATGGTTCAAGTCGAGTAAATGGATATATTTATACGTCCGATTTGTATAAATTAACAGGTTTACAAACTATTTGGACGTCACTATCGGGATTAGTTGGCGATGTTGCTAATATCCCGCAACAAATAACGGATTTCAGAGCCGAAAACACGGGTTTAACGGGTTCGTTGGCGGATTTTAAACCTACAAGTCTAAAACATTTAAGATTTAGACAATCACAAGTTACGGGGCAATATTCAGATTTTGCAGGTAAAAGTATAAGAACGGCAATTTTTGATTTGCCATTAGTAACGGGCGATATTATCGACTTTTTAAATGTTGGTAATTTAATAAGTCTTTCAATTGGCAATCCTGTTTCAACAACGATTGCCCCGGCTTATCCTGTTACGTGTGCTTTGAGTTCCACCCGATACTTTCAAAATTTAACGCAATTTTCAATCAAACGGGTACACTTAACCCGTGCCGTTTTGTTAAATACATTGCAAAGTTTAACCCAAACGACATGGAACGCAAATTCAGGAACGCAAGTTGAATTAACAACAACAATGAGCCAATCGGATTATAACAACGATACGGAAATACAATCCGCCGTTACCGCTTTAAAAGCCGTATTGAAAGGAAATTTTGTTATTAACTTTGCATGAGTAACCGCCGGGGGCGCAATCCCCCGGCATAACATTTAATGATATGGATAAACTTTTTACATGGGAACAATGGCGTATGATATTCGCCACGTCGTTAAGCCCGGTTTTAGCCTATTTAACCCCAACGGCGGGATTTATGTACGCATTAGTTATAATGTTTGCTTTCAATATTTGGGCGGGTATGCGGGCGGACGGTGTAAGCGTAAAGCATTGCAAAAACTTTCGTTTCAGTAAGTTTAAGAATGCGTTGGCGGAATTGCTTTTATACGTGGGTATCATACACGTAGTTTATTCCGTTATGCTGCAATGTAGCGACAATGAAGCCGCCAAAGTAGTAATTAAATCGCTTACATACGTTTTTATGTATGTGTATTTGCAAAACGCATTCCGAAACCTTATTAAAGCATATCCCACAAAGGTTGCGTTGCGTATTATTTACCACGTTATCCGGTTGGAGTTTACACGAGTATTGCCGGGATATTGGCAACCGATAATTGAGAGATACCAACGGGAACATGATAACGATATTATTAACGATAAAGAAAAGGAGGGCGAACAATGAACCAAACAGAGATTTTAAAGTATTTGGAGGAACAAAAAACAACCCGGACGATTACGGATTTGATTGTACATTGTACCGCAACTAAGCCCGGCGTAAAAGTCAACGTTGATGTTATCGACGGTTGGCACAAAGAACGGGGATTTAAGAAGCAACCCCAAAGCGGGCGAATTTGCGGTTATCACTTTGTTGTATTGCCGGATGGGACGATTGAAACCGGGCGTTATCTTTCCGAGATTGGGGCGCACGTTTCCGGGCAAAATTCCCGGTCTATTGGCATTTGTTACGTTGGGGGATTGGATGCCAACGGCAAAGCCGCCGACACACGCACGCCGGAACAAAAGGAGGCGTTGTTATGGTTGCTTATGCGATTAGTCGTTATGTTCCCGAACGCAACGATTAAGGGACACCGGGATTATTCCCCCGATTTGAACGGCGACGGTATTATTGAACCGTGGGAGTTTATAAAAGAATGCCCATGTTTTAATGCGGCAATTGAATATAGTAACATTTAATTTTGTACCATTATGACAAAGAAAGACAAAAAGGAGTATTTGGAACAATTGGTTGCCAATCAAGGGAACCAAGCGGGAATTAGTATTGCCCCGTTATTATCCGCTATTATTGCAGATTGCGAGGACGTTTTTACGGTTACGGTTGAGGACAACCAAGAAGATACGAAAAACGTAACGAACCCACAGGCGGAAATAGACGCATTTATTGACGCCGTAAACGCCGACCCATTGCACAACATACCAAAAGTATATATTTCGGGCGTCGTAATTTCCTTTGCACAATTGGAAATTAACGAGGACGAAATAAATAGTACGGTTGAAATGGCGGGCGGACATTATGTTTTGACATTGAGCAAAACGCCGGATAGTTCGTTAATCATTTACACGGCAAACACATGAAAAAATATCTAATATTGGCGGCAATCATTATGGCGGTTGCCGTCGCCTTTTGGGTACAACAAAGCCGTATTAAGCGATTGACCGCCGAACGGGATAAATACCGGAGCAATACCGAAACGTTGTTGCAGGACGTCCGAACCTATCAAACAAAGGATAGTTTGAACGCCGCAAAGGTTGGGAATTTGGAGTTAAAATTATCCGAATATAAAAAGTACCGGGCGGACGATGCGGCGTTAATCAAATCGTTGCAGACAAAGAACCGGGATTTGCAAAAGGTTACGACGGCGCAAATGGAAACGATAAACGAATTACGGGCAAACGTCCGGGATAGTATTGTATATTTGCCCGGCGACACGGTTACGACTGTATTACGTTGTATTGAGTATTCCGACAAATGGGTTGATTTTGACGGATGTATTATAAATAATACGTTTTCGGGCAAAATCATAACACGGGATAGTCTTTTAATAACGGAAAGTGTACAATATAAACGTTTTCTTAATTTCCTATGGAAAACAAAACGGATAAAAAACCGTGAATTTGACATTGTTTCAAAAAATCCACATACAAAAATTACCGGGTTTGAGGTTATAACAATAGAAAAATAACTATATTTACGGCAAACGGGGATAGTTCGGAGTAGCTACCGGATGAAAAAAGATGCAACCACTTTTCCCCGTTTCCCTTTTTTTTGGTTGCTTACTTAAATGGTTGTATAATGGAAATTTGGAAAGATGTACCCGGATATATAGGGTTGTATAAAGTGAGTAATTACGGGCGTGTAAAATCCGTTAAGAAACAATTAGTTTTGAAAATATGTGGTTCCGGGAATAGATATAAAACCGTTGCTTTATGTAATGGGATGCGCAAAACGTTTCGATTACATAGATTAGTTGCGGCGGCTTTCATTCCGAACCCGGACAACAAACCATGTATCGACCATATCGACGGCGACCGAGCCAATAACCATGCGGACAATTTGCGTTGGGTTACATATATGGAAAATAACAACAATCCTATTACTAAAAAACGATTGAGTGAAAACAACGCTAAAAATATGCAAGGTAAAAAGGGTGCATTGCATCCAAATTCAAAACCTGTTAGAATGATGAAAAACGGGGTTTGTCTTAAAATATACCAATCTATACATTTAGCCAAAAAGGACGGGTTTAACGATACACTAATAATCCGATGTTGTAAAGGGCGTATGAAAAAACATAAGGGCTATAATTGGGAATACGTATAATAGATATAGCAAGGGGTTGTAATAAGGCGTTGCAATCCCTTTTTCTATTGAGCCATTTTTAGCCCGTTTCCGGGCGTTTTGTTTCAAAGTGGATAATTTACCCGTCCCGCTTGCAAAAGTCGCTTAAATCGAAAATTTTAAGAAAATAACTCTTTTGGAGCCAAAAACGAAATTTTTTATAGGAAAACACGAAAATAAAAGATAAAACCTTTGGTAATTAAAATAAAGGTTGTATATTTGCATCATCAAACAAGAACGACCGGGCGTTTTCCCGGAAAATAGAGAGCGAAACAATGAATACTCAAAGCATTTATAACGGATTAGATTACACAACAAAAGAGATTAACCGCAATTTCAAAATCAAGGTAAACGGAATTGTAAACGGCAAAAAGGTTAATGTATTGGTTGGTGTGTCCGGTTTAATAAAGATTGTCGGCGACATTAAATTAGTCAATCGCTTATTAAAACGTGCTTTCAATTGTTACGGCGACAAAGAGGTTTGCAAATTGCGCCGAGGCGTTAAAATCACTTTCTATTATCAGTAAACAACGACCCGGCGTTTTCCGGGCAACAAATAAATTTCCAAGAAATGAAAACAGATTTAAACGGCGTAAGCCAATGCCAAAAAGGAACCGAGAATTACGAAACGTTTTATACGACAATCCGCCGTAAAAGAACCAAGTTAATACAATACGATTATCGTAACGAGGACGGCGAATTGTTCACGTGTGTAAAGCCTACATTAACCGAATGCCGGAAAGCACGGGACGAACATTTTAAACCCGTCGTTGTGGTTTATACCCCGGAGCAATTTAAAGAATTGGGATTTGATGGCGAAATTGCAAAGTATATGAGAGAACATACCAATACGGCAATCGTCGGCGATGTTCCCGGAGTTGACCGCCACGTTATCCGTTACCGGACGCATAAGGATTGGACGAATTACCGAAACAACAACCCCTATTCAAACAAGTAATAACCCGCCGGGGGATTGTCCCCCGGCACAACTCAAAACGATATGATTACAAAAGCGGAAATAATGGAACGGGCGGCATTGAAAATTGATTTATCAACATTCCCCGCCGAGGCTTTGGAAAAAATGAACGAAATGTTTAACGGCGATTATGCCGGGGCAATGGCTAAAACGGATGCCGAGATTGAAAAAGGCGTTGATTTATATTTGTCGGCGGTTGGGCGTTCTGTTGAGGTGTGGCACAAAGGTAAAAGCCATACAACAAAAGTTGCCCGGATTGATTACGACACAAAGGACGATTATTTTGTATTGGAATTTAGCGACCGGGGAACGTTCCGTTTTCGCAATGGCGGCTTTGCGTCGTTGGGACATTCCGGGGAATTTTACGGGATATTCGACCCCGCCGTTGGAAAATGTGGAATTAAATTTTTGTAAAACCAAGTCGGGGGCGCAATCCCCCGGTATAATCATTTATAGCGATGAATAAAACGAAACGTTACCGATTAAGTCAAGATATGTATAAGATAATCCAAAATGCAAACGGCGGGTTATTTTTGCTTTATACCCGGCACAATCCCGGCGATGTGTTGAGCCTATTATTAGATGGCAACGATATTGGGTTGATGTGCCGAGTTGAGAGCCGACACGACCAATATTATAAGTATTGCAAAGTAATTACGGAGGGCGAACAATGAGCCGTAACAGAGAGCGACAACAAGAATTGCAGCCGGGGCGGGTCGATTACGCCCGTACCCGGTTGGAGGCGTTGGGCTATCCGGTTACGGAGGTCAACGCCACGACCTTACAATTTACTTTCCGGGGTTCCCCGGTTACATTATACCCGTATTCCGGTTGGTTTACCGGGCGCACCGTTACCGATGGACGGGGAATTAAGAACCTATTAAAACAAATACCTATGCGATTTGCATTAAGAAAACAAGAAAAGATAAAAGCGTATTTTGAGCCAAACGGGGACGAAATGTTGAACCGGATAAAAGAAAGTTTAACCCGGTATTTTTCCGCCGACCGTTCGGAGTTCCCGGAGGGATTGCGGGATATTGAAAGCGATTATAACCAATTGCCGGGGGAACCATACCCAACCATTGCGATAAACGACACCGGGAACCCGGAACGTATGATTGAGTTTTATGTTACCGGGAAACAATACGACGTTTATCATGTAGCATTTAAGGGATTTACAAAGGGATAAAAGAGAACCCCCGACGCAATGAAGTAACGCCGGGGGTTGGTACGCAGTAACCGAGAGCGATGTTGTAAGGTTATGCGGTGCAACAAAATTAGTGCTTTTTATCTGTATTACAAGCGTCCAACGTGAACAAATAAAATATTCAAAGGTTTTATTTTTGGTAATACAAATATTATTTATACTTTTGCAGAAACAAAAACCCACCGGGGGAGTACCCGGCAAAGATATGAGAATAAAAGAGAGCGATTTATTAAAAAAATTGGCGACCGATAGCGGGAAAACAGCCAA